GAATACATTAGAAAGTTTGTTACAGATAAATTGGAACTCTATGGAACCGAATAAAGAACTAGAAAAAGCAATTGCGAGTAAATTTCTAACACCATCTAGGTTTGCATTAGAGATTGAAAAGATTGTTGCAGAAGAAAAAATCAATTACATTGATGCAATTGTTCACTATTGCGAAATCAATGAACTTGAAGTAGAATCAGTCACAAAACTTGTATCAAAACCACTGAAAGAAAAACTAAAGTGGGATGCTACGAGACTTAATTTTATGAAAGCAACTTCGAAAGCAAAATTGCCTATATGAAAGTGACCCCATTTGATACCTACCAACATTATTTGTCACTAAAAAATCATTTTACAAATCCAAAATACGACTTCTTCCGATATGGTGCGAAGACCCGTGCAAGTGTCTCTTCATTCAATAAAAGAAGAGACAAATACTGGTTTGAAAAAACTTCCCGTAAATATAATGACGAAGAAGTTGTAAAATTTCTTGTATCTAATTTCGCATACGCAGACAACCCACAAAACTTATGGATTGGAGAAATTATCAGTTCTGGAGAAAGGACTTATTCAGATTGGACAAAAAGACAACAGAGTTTGACTTACTTGTTCAAAGAACAAAGCAACGAATTACTCTCGAACAACGAATTAGAGAATCTGTTCAGTTGTTTGAAAGGTCATCCAATAATCTTAAAAAGATTTCTTGGTGGAGACATAAGTCTTGAAACTTTTGTAATCTATGATAGAATATTCTCATTCAGAAAGAACTTTGATAAAGAACTGAAAGATCCTGTATGGGAAACCGTAAGTTTAAAACTTCAAAAATATTCTCCCTTTCTAAATATTGATGTGTTCAAATTTAAAAAGATTTTGCGGGAACTTGTAGATGAGTGACTTTTTTGATTCTGATATCATTCAGGAAGAACTGAGTGAAATTAATGAAATGCAAGAAAAAATCTACGAGAGTTTTATTTCTTTCGGAAATATGACTCGTGAGCAAAAACTTGAACACGTTGAAATACTTTCATCCTTGCTTGAAAAACAGCAAGTAATGTATACAAGATTATCTCTTTCTGATGACCCAAAAGCCATCGAAATGAAAGATAATCTACGTAAGTCAGTTTCATCAATGGGGTTTCCTCCAGAGACTGATATGTTGACTTTATTCAGTAATATGAATGCAACAATAAAATCACTCAAAGATTATATCGAAGATTGACAATTAAGTCTCTATTTGTTATAATATCTAAGTAAATCTAAAAAATCCAAACTAATCTAAGGTAACCTAAATGTCTTTTGCTGATCTTAAAAAGCAATCTAAACTTGGTTCTTTGACACAAAAACTAGTCAAAGAAGTCGAAAAAATGAATAATGCAGGTAGTTCAGGTGATGAACGTCTGTGGAAACTAGAATGTGATAAAGGCGGTAATGGTTATGCCGTTATTCGTTTCCTTCCTGCTCCTGAAGGTGAAGACCTTCCATTTGTTAAACTTTATTCCCATGCCTTCCAAGGTCCTGGTGGATGGTATATTGAGAACTCTCTGACTACTCTGAGTCAGAAAGATCCAATGTCAGAATATAATACGATGCTGTGGAACAACGGCACCGATTCCGGTAAGGATCAAGCACGTAAGCAGAAACGTAAACTGACTTATGTTGCAAACATCTATGTCGTCAAGGATCCTGCTAATCCTGAGAATGAAGGTAAGGTAATGCTTTACAAATTCGGTAAGAAAATCTTTGATAAGATTACTGCCGCAATGCAACCCGAGTTTGAGGACGAGGAAGCAATTGATCCATTTGACTTCTGGCAGGGTGCTAACTTCAAACTGAAAGCAAAGAATGTTGCCGGTTATCGTAACTATGATTCTTCAGAGTTTGCCCGTCAGGATGCACTTCTGGAAGATGATGATGCAATGGAAGCAATCTGGAAGAAAGAGTATTCTCTCGAAGAGTTTGTTGCTCCAGACCAATTCAAGTCTTATGATGAACTGAAGAAGCGTCTTGATTATGTTCTCGGTATCAAAGGAACAACTAAGTTCCAAGACCAAGAAACTGCTCAGGAAGAAGAAGAGTTCCGTCAACAGAATCGTGCAGAATCACCATCTACAGATTCCACTTCCACTACAACCAGTTCATCACCGTTCTTGGAAAAGTCGTCTTCTAATAATGATGAAGATGACGAAACACTAAATTATTTTGCTAAACTTGCAGCAGATTGAGTTAGTTAGGGATTGTGACTTTGGTATTCTCAGTTCTAATCAGTGATTCGTTCACATACTCTGAGGATAAACCATAAATCATAATCTCTCTCATATCATTTAAAAATTGTTGTAAATATCCTTGCTTTAGTAAATAAATCGAGGATTTTTTATTGTTTTTATTTGTTTCATATTCCCAGTTAGTAACACCTCTTCTCACATTAATACCAGATAAAGAAACTTTAGAACCATTATCACTATAATTTAAAGTAAAATCTTCATTGACATCTTTACCTTCTGGAAGAATTAACCTACCATTCGAATCTTTGATTTCCCTAGTAACATAATGATTAATATTAGATAAGTTCTCTACACCATACTTATTTTCTGCATACTTATATAATTGGTAATTAGATAAAGGCCATTCATCTCTTACATTAATAATACCGGCAGTCATTAAGACTACCCAATCTAAATCTGCCTTACCATAAAACTCTTCGGCAACTGTATCAGGTCTGGCACCTTCTACGATTTCATACTTATTGAAGAGTGTAAAAACATTTTGTAAGTCATCACGCAACTTATTTCTTCTGAATAAGTTTTTGACTTTTAAGTAATCTTGTGATGAAATTGCATCAGACAAAAATGACTGATATTCTACATCTGGTAGTTCTCTGAAATAACCCATTTTAGTATCCTACTCCTATTGCACCACGGTCTTTTTCATAATCTTCTGCATAAATTGGACTTAGTTCTTGAAATGATAATTGCATCACCATATGAACCGGTGTTTTAGATTCATCATTATATGTCATATAAGTTCCCGAACCTGTATAATTGACCTGAACATTTGTAAGTGCCGCAACAACAAAACTATTTAAGAATTTATGATCATTATTTCCAGTCTTATATTTCAGACGAAACACATTTGGAGATTTAAGGAATAGTCCTGCATTTCCATTCTGAGATCCTTCTGTAATTGTTGAGGTAGGTGCCATATTTATTTTTAAATTTCTAATAATTTTTTTGATTTCCTCTGCTTCTCTACCATTTCTTGGAGCAAGATTGAATGAAAAATTAAAACTTCTTAATTTTACACCATTAAATAATAGTTCTGTATTTGGATTTAAGATTTGACCTGTTGATCTTGCTAAAACTCCAGAAAAACTAGTATTTGCTCCTAGAATATTTACTGCTTTTGATGCAAAAAATGAACTGGATAGGTCTTGTGCTTGACCACTTTCCGCAAGACCTGATAAATCCCCACCAGCTTGAAGTGCAGCATCAAATATTCCTTTTAAAAAATTTGGACTTTTAATTATATCTCCTGCAGCACCCAAACCATATGCTGCTATGGTATTTAATCTATCTTCACCCCAACCCGTAGAATTTGTTGATGAAATATTTTGTGGTATTGGTAGAAGTATAGAACCTATTGCTTCTTCGTTCTTGTAAAAATTTTTAGATGATCGTACTCCCTCTTGGAGTACATCTTTTTGAGGAGTAATTCCTAATGTTTTATACTTTAGAATTTCTATTTGCAAATAATCAGTTTCTTTTTCTAATATCGCATATGGATATCTCAATTGTCCAAATTTATTATTTCTATTACTTGCAGATATTTGTTTTTTGAATTTTGTTGGTGATGGTGGTTGTTCTCCTCCATCTCCTACTCCTCCGTCTTCTCCTACTGTTGTTTGAGATGAATTTGCCTTAAGTTTGTCAATTTCGTTTTTTATCTCATTTGCCTCAGCACTTTTTTTATCCAAGGTTGCATATTTTCTTTGTAATTCTTGGAGAGATGCCATCTATACTTCTCTTTCTTTTTTAAGTATTTAGAAACTTTCCATAAGAAATTTCTCTCAAGTCAGAGATTTCTCCTGCATACACCTCATATAGTTGACCTACTGTTCTATCTAAACGATATTTTCTATAATCTCCCCAATGATAATTAAATCCTATAAAATATATATTTTCTTTTTCTGTAAAGATATTTGTGCAGGCAATTAATGGATGTTGATCATATCTTATGTTTGGAGTTTCGGCAATGTAAATATAAGTATAAAATTTTCCAGGAATGGGAACAGGAGTTACAGAATCTTTAACTGCTTCTAATATTTCTAGCATTTTATCATCTGATGTTTTGCCTTTCAAATTATTAACAATATTTCTTACTCGATTATTATCATCATCTGTTGGTCTATTTGGATTTTTTAG